ATATACAACTCCGGTCAGCAAACGGTACGCAAGAAGAACATAGAATGGTTGCCGCTTTATGTGGTCACGCTATCGAGGAAATCTTTCCTATGATGGCTGAATTTATAGAAGAAAAATAAGGATAGATTAAAATATGGATGAATATCTAGGTATAAAGATAGATTTAGAAAGAGATAAACTATTCGATGAACTCGGAATCAAAAGACTACAAGAATCATACATGCGAGAGGACGAAGTTTCTCCGCAACACAGATTTGCCTTTGTATCAAAAACGTTTTCAACAAACGATGAACATGCTCAAAGGCTGTATGAATACTCATCACAACATTGGCTCTCCTACTCAACACCAATCTTATCGTTTGGTCGCTCTAAGAGAGGAATGCCTATTAGCTGTTTTCTTAACTTCATTGAAGACACAGCGGAGGGACTAGTTGATAACCTATCGGAAACTAATTGGCTTTCTATGCTCGGAGGCGGTGTGGGTATTGGTTTTGGTATTAGGTCTGCTGATGATAAGTCTACTGGCGTTATGCCACACCTTAAAATTTATGATGCGAGTTCTTTGGCTTATCGTCAAGGTCGTACTCGCCGTGGTTCTTACGCCGCTTATCTTGATATCTCTCATCCTGATATCATTTCTTTCTTAGAAATGCGTAAACCAACAGGTGACCAAAATGTACGTTGTCTGAATTTACATCACGGTATCAACATCACCGATGACTTCATGGAAATCATTGAGAAGTGTATGTTGGATTCTGATTATGATGATAAGTGGGAATTAAAAGATCCACATTCTGGTGAAGTCCGTGAAGTAGTATCAGCTAAACATCTATGGCAACAGATTATTGAATATCGTATGCACACGGGTGAACCTTATGTACACTTCATTGATACAAGTAATAGAATGTTGCCACAGTTTCTAAAAGATAAAGGCTTGAAAGTACATCAATCAAACTTGTGTTCTGAAATTATTTTACCAACGAATGAACAACGAACTGCTGTATGTTGTTTGTCTAGTTTAAATTTGGAGACTTATGATGAATGGAAAGATAACAAACTATTTTTGCGAGATGTTGCCGAAATGCTTGATAATGTGCTTAATTACTTCATCACTAATGCTCCTGATGCTATCGCTCGTGCAAAGTATAGTGCAGAAAGAGAACGTTCTATTGGTATCGGTGCTCTTGGGTTCCATGCTTATCTACAACGTAACGGTATTGCTTTTGAAGGTGTTATGGCCAAGGTCGCAAATAACAGAATCTTTAAAACCATAAGAGAGGGATTAAATGAAGCAAATCTTCAATTGGGTGCCGAAAGGGGTGAAGCTCCTGATGCCGTTGGCACTGGTCAACGTTTCAGTCATCTTATGGCTATTGCTCCAAATGCTTCTTCGTCTATCATTATGGGAAATACTTCTCCTAGTATCGAACCTTATCGTGCTAATGCTTATCGTCAAGACACTCTATCGGGAGCATTTCTAAACAAGAACAAATGGTTAGATAAAGTTATTCAGGATAAATTATCAAGTGAATCTGGTAGTTTATCACAAGATGATTACAACGATATCTGGTCATCTATTATTGCTAACGATGGTTCATGCCAACACTTGGATATTTTAACTGATGATGAGAAAGCAGTATTCAAAACATCTATGGAAATTGACCAACGATGGGTTATTGAGTTAGCTGCTGATAGACAACAATATATTGACCAAGCACAGTCATTGAATTTATTCTTTAGACCAGATGCACATATTAAATATCTTCACGCCATTCATTTTATGGCATGGAAGAAAGGCCTTAAAACTCTATACTACTGCCGTTCTGAAAAGATTGGTAAAGCAGATAAAGTTTCTAAGAAAATTGAACGACAGGTTATTAAAGAGCTTGATATGACACAAATTGCTCAAGGTAACGATTGTATAGCTTGTGAGGGATAAAATGAAAAAAGTTTTACTAATACTTACTCTATTAATTTCAACGACAGTAATGGCACAACACCATGGCCATTGGGAACGCCGTGGTGGTGGATGGGGTTGGGTTGCACCAGTTGTTATTGGTGGTGTGATTGGTTATGAAATTGCACAACCAAGACCACCAGTTGTAGTAACACAACAACCACCAATCATCATTCAACAACCACAGGTAATACAACAACAGAATTGTAGTCCTTGGACTGAAATTCGTAATCCTGATGGAACTGTAACTGTAACAAGAACTTGTACACAATGAGGAAATAAAATGAAAAGAATATTAAGATTTACCGCATCATGGTGTAGTCCATGTAAAACATTGGCAGAGAACTTGGAACGGGCACAAGTTAAAATGCCAATTGAAGTGATTGATATTGATGTACATGAAGATATTGCTAATCAGTATGGAATTCGTTCTGTACCTTGTTTGGTGATGTTGGATGAAAACATTGAAGTTAAACGCATGGTTGGTTCTAAACCAGCAGGTCAATTGAGAGAGTGGGCAGCATGATTAAAAAAGCAGTAGCACAAAAGTTAAATGAACAACGAAACTATTTCAAACCGTTTAATTACCCATGGGCTTATGATGCATGGTTGAAACATGAACAATCACATTGGCTTCACACAGAAGTACCAATGGCAGAAGATGTGAAAGATTGGAAAAAGAAACTCTCAAATGAAGAAAAACAATTCCTCACCAACATTTTTAGGTTTTTTACTCAGGGCGATATTGATGTTGCTGGTGGCTACGTTAATAACTACTTGCCTTATTTTCCTCAGCCTGAAGTTAGGATGATGTTGATGGGCTTTGCTGCTCGTGAAGCCTTACACATTGCTGCATACTCACATTTAATTGAAACTCTTGGTTTACCAGAAACTACATATAATGAATTTTTTGAATATCAAGAGATGCGTGATAAACACGATTATGTGTTAGACTTAGCTGCACAAAACACTACTAAAGAGAATACTGCAACACACATTGCTGTGTTCTCTGCCTTTACTGAAGGTATGCAGTTATTCTCCTCCTTCATTATGTTGTTAAACTTTCCTCGTCATGGTAAGATGAAAGGTATGGGACAAATTGTTACTTGGTCTATCGTTGATGAAACACAACATGCCGAATCTATGATTAAGTTGTTCCGTACATACATAGAAGAAAACAAAGAAATTTGGAATGATGATTTGAAATCGAAGATATATACTATCGCTGAAAAGATGGTAGAACTTGAGGACAAATTTATTGACCTTGCTTTTGGTATAAACCAAATGGAAGGACTGACTTCAGAAGAAGTTAAAAAATATATTCGTTATATTGCTGATAGACGATTGATTTCATTAGGTCTAAAAGGCATCTTTAAAGTGAAAAAGAATCCTTTACCATGGGTAGAGGAAATGATTAACGCTCCAACACATACAAACTTCTTTGAGAATAGAGCAACCGATTACGCAAAAGGTGCTCACTCAGGAGATTGGGGTGATGTTTGGGCTCACTAAGGATTTAAAATGACCAAAGAAGTAACAGGAGAATGTCATAGCTGTGAATCATCTTATGATATACAATATATGGAAGAATTAACATCAGCCGATTATCCAGAATTTTGTCCGTTTTGTGGCGAAAAAATTGATGAACTAACCGAGTCAGACTATATAGAGGATGAAGATGACTTGGATAATGAGGAATGGGACAACTAAATTGGACATATGAGAAAGTATTATTTACAGAAGATATGATTGGTGACAATTATGGTTTCGTTTATGTTATCACAAACGAAGTTTCTGGTAAAAAATATATTGGTAAAAAGTTTTTTTATTCAGCCAAGACCAAACAGGTCAAAGGCAAAAAGAAAAAGATAAAAGTACCAAGTGATTGGCAAACTTACTACGGTTCCAACGAGGAACTCAAAAAAGATGTTATAATACATGGCAAAGAGTCTTTTCGTAGAGAGATAATTCACCTATGTAAATCAAAAGGCGTATGTGGTTATCTTGAAGCAAAAGAACAATTTGTCAATGGTGCTCTTGAATCCGAGGATTATTACAATTCTTGGATTATGGTAAGAGTAAGAAAATCACATATTAAAGGTTTACAATGTTAAATGGTATGCAAGAGCTTGGAGAATTTGATGCTATATTCTTTATGCCAACGGAAAAGAATAATGTACATATACAGTCG